AAACCTCTATAAGTTTCAGCTTGCTCACTTGTGAATCCCATCATAGCAGATGGAACCCCACTAATATATTCCGCATCCCCCTTGCCTTCTTGGGTAATAGTATAAAATGCATTATTAATTGGGGCGGGTAATACAGGAGTTGGTGGTTGGAATCCCTGTCTGTACTTCAACAATGCACCGGGAGAGGATGAATACTGCTCCCATTGTTCCTCGTCAACCGAGCCTTCCTCATACATCCACCTAAGATTAGAAGCTAAATTCGCATTATGAATCATAATCTGATGCGCTTTATTAATCTCACGTTGCTTACCAATAAGAGGCATTACTGCGCTCATTGGATATGGAGTTCCTGTATAAAGATATGGAATTGGTATAATTGGATACTCTGTAATTGGCAATTCATATTCATATAAAAATACATCATCACCAACAGTACATACTAATTTAATACGAGTATCAAAGAATTTAACAAAATCTACGACAGATTTTTTAAACTCCTCCCCCTTCATCATTGTATCAAATTCTTCTTCCCTCATAATCACCTGCTCAACCTTAGAAACTTGTTCTTGGGCGGATGACATTAATTCTTGTTGTTTTTGTTGCACTGCAATTTGAGCCTGAGATTCTGCTTTCTTCATTTCCAAATCAGCTCTCTCTGGAATAATATCGCCATTCTCTAATTGCCCATTTATTGATAATAAAGACTCTTGGAGAGAAACATTGACTTCCTCTTGGAACTCTTGCAACTCAACTTCAACAGCCTGGTTAATCTGCTCCATCTCTTCTTTAGATGGTGGCACATTTATAAATGCATTAATAAAAGGAACTTTTACTTTACTATAATTTTCATAGTAAGAAATAATATCCTCTTCCTCACCTTCTGGATTAATAGTATGAGAAATGTCCTCTGGTTGAATTATCTTAGAATCCTCGACATCTCTTTGTGAATATATTCCATCATGACTAGAAGAAGATGTGACTCTTGCAATTTTAGAAGCGTGCTGTGGGAACAGATTTTTTAACTGAGTCTTTGAAAGATTCTTCTTAACCATAATAAACCCAGCATCTCGGAATAAGAAATCACGACTAGCTGGGTCTACAAAAACATCATAAGGGTCAATCCTGCTAAATACGACATCTCCCTTACCGTGGTCTAAATTTTGGTCAACATCTATTAGAAAATACCCAATCCCCTTAACGAGAGAATCAAGAACAACTTGGCCATATAAAGAATTACCATTGGATAAGTGCCAACAATAATCTGAAATGTCTGAATGTATTTGTGCAATATCTGTATCATCACCAGTCGCCCCAACGGCCTTCCATCTTGGAGCATTAGCCGTTACAAAATACTTCATAATTTCAATAATAGGTAAAATCCTATTAATTGTAAAATCTGGCATTCCAGATTCTTCTAAATCATGAGATTCCTGCTCAGTTAATTGCTCATCTAAATAAAAATCATAACCAGTTTGGCTTTTTGAACGCCATTTAATTCTATCTGTATTATTTGCTCTATCCCAAAGTTGCTTATTTATCGCAGCTTTACTTTTTCTTCCTCTTTTTGCCATTACTTCATTAATCTCCTCTCAAGCTTTTGCAAGAGACTTTTATCAAGGTCAAATTTAATACCAACTCCACCATCCATCTTCTGTATATCAAATTGGCCATATTTTGTTCCAAAAGAAATTCCATCCGAACTCAATCCTATACCTCTAGACTTAGCAGACCTATGCAATAATAAAGCACCGGCAGATTGGACGGGAAATTGTTTTAATGTGCTCAATGTAGCCTCGGATTGCTTTAAGTATCTATCCCAAGCAGAATCCGACCTACTACCAGACAATGTTTTTGCGATATTCATACCAATATCAAAAGATTTCGCATACAAAGAATCTTGCGCGACGGGAAAGTCTAATCTTAAATTTGGAGATTTCATTCCCATTGGTAATTTATTTTTATACTCAGAATATTGAGGCATCTATGAAACTACCCAACTTTTTGCTTTTCTTCTAGGTTTATACCATCCCTTTTTATTCTCTTCCCGCCTCATATTTGGCGGAAATGCGTGTAATTGCGCATAAAAAAGAGTCTCAATGGTATCATCATGGCTCATTTTAGGGCCAAAAGTAACAATTTCGTTGATTAAATCAAACATATTTTCTTTTAAATATA